GCGGTGTTATAACTTTGATAAATGCTATTGTTAGACGTACCAGAAAACGTCCACAAACTTGCTGTTAACGTACCGTCAGGAGCCACGCCTGTATTTGTTGAAGTCAGCGTGACATTTGGTTGCGTTATCCAAGGACTTAGGTTTAACGCCTGACTCTGCAACAACAAGTTCGACGGCGCATACTGCAACAGCCCAGACGAGTTGTACTGGGTCGCAACCGTGCCACGGGAGAACGTAGCGCCCTGTGGCAACGTAGGGTTGCTGACAAAGTTCGCTGAGAACGCTGCACCGCCGCCACCCGATGCCATGAGGCGACTAATCGGCCTCACGTCAGGTTAACTCCGCTGATGATCCACGCGCCGCTCGGCATCTTCACCGCAGTCGCCACGCCATACTGACCCAACGTGCGGTTGCCCGTGCTACCCAGACCCGCCAGATACACCGTGTCCGATGCGCTGGCGATCGTCATGGCATTCGCGGACATATTGACGAACGAGAGCATCGCGTTGGTCGCGTAGCCCGAGCCGATCGTCACCGTGTTTGTGCCAGATCCCGAGTAGATGCACGTCCCGATGTCGGTCGCCACCGTGGTGTACGGGAAGGTGACCGAGTTCATCGTCAGGTTGTTGACGTAGGACTGCGTGGCTACCGGGTCATTTGCGGTCTGACTGACTGACGGTCCCGGCCCTTGGTTATACGACATTTCAAACGCTCCTAATTAGCGGAAGCCACCGTGCATAATCCAGCCAGCATCACGCCGCTTTGATCGCACGATGTCGTTATCAAAGAACGCCGTAACTACGGGTTCCATGTTGAGATTCCTGATCGCCATTTTGCTCTCTGCCGCCTGTTTGACGAGCAGCGCCCCGGGGGCTTTCCCATACTCGGGAGCCAACTCCAACGCCAAGTTCTTCTTCAACGCCCGGGCGTAGCCCTGCGGAAGGTTAACCGATTGGTTGAGGTTGCTGAAGTCCGTCAGGATCGTGTCCGTCCAAAGGTGCAACTGACCCGCCTGAGACGGCGCAGGATAGAAGTACAGGTTGCCGATGGGGAACGTCGGGTCGTAATAGACAAACGTCGGCCACGGCCCCGGAAGGTTCTTGAGACCGAACGACGCATATTTGTCCCGGTTGCCGATCTCCATCGTGTAGTCCAACTGGCTCGTACCCGACGAGGTGATGCGGGTATAGGCGTTGGTGATCCGCAGAGGTCGCGCAATGGCAAAATTGCCCGGGGTGGTATAGGTGATGGTCTCGGGCGTTGAGACCGTCTGGAGAGCGTTTGCGCTCATCGTGATGGTCGTCGTGCCAATGGAGACGATCGTCGTGCCAGACGGGATTGCCGACTGCACGTCCGTCAGCGTACCGCCCACGACGAGGTTGGACGGTGGGGTCACACCCGAAATGGTCGGAGATCCGCTCACGAGCGTACCCGTGAACGTGCCGCCGACGGGGTTGCCGACCGTGTACTGATTCTGACCCGGGACGAACGTCAGCACGTTCTCCACCGACGAGAACACGATCAACTTGTCCATTGACCATGCTTCGATCAGGTCGTTTAGGACCATCAGGGCATCAGCGGAATCCTGCGCGGAAGGCGTTTCCCCGGCTTCCAGAGCGTTGATGTTCCGCAGCGCACCCGTAATCAGGTCTAGCGCCGATGTCGTCGTAGCAGCCATCTAAAGCCCCTAGAAAGACCCCCGGTGTGACCCGGGGGACAAGTTCAGACGATTGCCTGTAACCACGGGGGTGATCCCGGGAGACCGATGTTGGCATCTTCAAAGCGAGACACGATCAACACGATGGACGCCGGGAAGTTACTCGCCGTCACCGGAGTTGCCGTGCTGTTGACCCATTGGACAGTCAAAGTACCCGCAGCCGCGCACCATGCGCTTGACACCGAAAGACCCGCCTGATGACCCTGCAACTGAACGTCAACAAGATCATTCGGAAGAAGACCCGGAACGCTGTACGTCTGGATCGCAGTCGTATTTGCACCAACAGCAGGATACGCGAACGTATTCGCCGCCCATCCCAGCATGGTCTGAAGTTTCACATTGCCCGTTTGGACGGTAGTACCACCCGGCATAAGTTTCTCCTTAAAGAAGGGCCGCTGTTACCCGGCCCTGTGGATTACGTCAGGTCGTAACCGTAAATGAATACGTCACACGTTCCGGTCGAAACCGCCGTGCCGACGTTCAAGTACAGGTTAGGAGTCGCCGCCGTGAACGGAGCCAGACCCGTCGTAGAGAACGCCGTGGTCGCAGCGACCGTGCGCTGGTTGACGACGTTGTTAGACGTGTTGGTCGTGTTCGCAGCGTTGGCGACGATGGCAGTACCACCAGCGCCAGACGCCGTGAAAACGCCGAACGCCGAGGTGGCGATCGAACCCGATACGCCAGCCAACTGCGCGTTGGTCACGATGACCTGATACACGCTGAACGTACCGACGAGGTTCATGGGGATGACAGCCGCATCGCCCGTCGCACCGACGCTCACGCCACGCGCCGAACCCAACAAGCGGAGCAGGTTAGCGCCCACCGGAAGAGTCGGAGATGCCGTATACGTCTGGTTCGTGGCGACCAACTGAGTGTTGGAAGTGGTGACCGAAGCCGGACCCGGATTAGCCATTTTGAATTACCTCAGAAATAGGAAGGGGCGCTGTTACACGCCCCAAATGATTAGCCAGCGATTCGCACGGCAAGTTCCGGGTACAGACCCGCATAGCCGTACAACACGTCAAAACGAGTCGGCAACGAGTCGTTGTTTATCGTGTACTGGCGCACAACACGGAAGTTGATGCCAGCCTCCTCGTCAACGGCGCGAGCCGCCATGTCAACGCCGCCCGGCAGATCAAGGTCAGCAAACGCGAGCGCGAAGGCGTCGCGGTGCATGGCAATATTCTGCGGAGTGACGACACCAGCCGACGCGCCCGACGCGCTGCCCCAGACCTGAATCGCGGCATTGCTCGCTGGCTGCGCCGTGATGTTCTGGAACTGACCGCCGTAGATGCCGACGTTGCGGACGTAGAAGTCCAACAAGCCACCCGACGACGACGAGTAGACGCCCGTGGTTGAGTTGTACGAACCGTTTGAGATCGTCGCCTGTGGCGGGATCACGACGAACTGACGCTGACGGTTAGAACCGTATGCGCCACGGTTTTGCGGGTTGGCAGCGTACACGCCTGAAACGGTGATGATGTCACCGACCGTGAGGCGCGCAGCCGCAGCCGCCGTCCAGCCCGTGGACTGCACAAGACCGTTGAGCGCCGTACCCGAAGCCAACCAGCAGGACGACGTGTTGTTGGCGAGGGTCGGCGTACCGCCCTGAGCGCCAACGGTGTACGACACGACGTTCTGGTCCATGTACCAGTCAAAGCCAGCGAACTGCTTCGCAACGAGACCCTTTTCAATCTGCTCAGCGACCTGCGCCTGTGGGTTGAAGAGACCCTTCACGCTGTCCTGCGCGTAAGCCATGCTGAACGGATCAAGGATGACGACACGCGAACCGTCACGGGGCGCGGCTTCACCGTCCAAAATCGCACCCGCGAGGGTGAACGACAGGAACGACGCAGGAGGCGTCCCCGGCGTACCCACGGCATTCGGCGCGTTCTGGTAGGCGTAGGTCAGACCGTCGCGGTCGATCTTGTTGGCAACCGCAGCAACAGCCGGGTTGATCACACGCTCTTTGAACAGATCCACGCTGGTCGCCAAATCGGCGGTCGTGAATTGCACGTCAACGTGGAATTGGGTTGAAAGCGTCACGGGCACATACGACTCAACTGTGTCTTCCACGTTGAGCGCAGGACCAGTCGTGCCGATGTAGCGCGGGGGCTTGCGGACGGACACGGTATAGCCCACTTTCGCCCCGCTGAGAGCGAACTGTGATGCGTACTGCCGATTGCAGTGGTCAGCGAATACCAGATCGTTCTCAAGGACCATCAGGCCCTCGTTCGTGATCTGGCTGATAGTCAGAAGGTTATTAGCCATGAATCAATGCTCCAATAGAGCGCTTTAGCGTCGGTTGCGGCGCATCTCTTCCATTCTCAGGCGACGGTACTCTGCGAAACTTGTCGCTTGCGACGAAGTTGTCGTGACCGTTCCTGAGTCGGCTTTGATGCTCGAAACTGGCGCGGGGGCGCGGGTTGTTTCAAGAGTGGTGGTGCGAGGCTTCGGGTCGGTGGTTGATTCCACCTTCACCCGACTCGCGTATTTGTCTTCAATCTTCCCGAGTTCCAGAAGTGCCTTAGCAGCGGACATGGAGAAGATCCGGGCTTCCTCCTCGCCATTCTTGGCGAGGTGATAGGCCAGATGGGGGCCGAAGTCGGACTCACGAATCGCCCGTTCAATGTGGGCGGGAATCGTGCGGTCCCGGGGTGCAGCCTGAATGACCTCATCGAAGTCACTCAACTGTGCCTTGGCTGCGTCAATCCGGGTCTTCAGGCGCTCGTTCTCTACCTCCATTAGAAGGCGATTACGCTCCTGCTCCCGGGCTTCCGTAGCCCGTTTCTCAGCCAATTTGAGGGTGTACTCGCTCCACGCCTTGGTGAAGGACGAGATGTCCTTAAAATCGGCTTCCTGCGGTTCCCTGAGTTCGTCCTGCTTAGGGGCTTCTGGTACTCGGGTTGCATCCAGAGCCTTAATCTGTGCTTCAAGTTCAGCCACACGCCGCTCTGCCTCTTGGCGCGAGTTCCACTCCGATTCGGCAAACTCTTCGGCTTCTTTACGAAGGCGCGTAAGTTCGTCTATGCGGCCCTGAACCTCATGCTTTGAGGACTTCTTGGCTGACTGCTTTGACCCGCTCTGCGGCTCCGGTGGTGCGTCTGAAGAGCGTTCCTCTCCAGATCCCACGATCGGGTTATTCAGTTCGTTGACCGTGATGGCTTGAGCGACCATCTGGTCAGCATTCTGAATTTCGGCAGGGTTGGGCTGGTTCGCAGCCAGTTCCACCAGCGTATCGGCTGTAACAGATTTAATTGCCATGAGTCTCCACTCACGAAAAAACCCTCAGATGCTGCTGAGTTCAGGGCAAAGACATACCGTTCCCCGTGGTCTGCCAGACCTCAGGGTCGAAAATAGATGCTCGGTTATTCGCCAGAGACTGCCGAGCCAGTCAAAGGCCGCTAGGGGGATGGAAAAGCGGCTGGCTTATTTCTTGAACAATGGAACACCAGCGTGACGCACAACCATTGCCGGGATATGAGTTCCATTCAGCAAATACGAAGCGTCCAACCGATGCCCACCTTCTAAAACGTATGGCCCTTCCTCGTCAATCGCTACGATCAAAGGATCTAAGCGTTTTGATTTTTTGATTTGTTCGGCAAGGTGTTTCGTCCTGCGAACATCGTCACTTGACCCCGCCAACTTTGGACGTTCGCCGCCATAAAAGTGTTTTAAAGGGACTTTCTGAATTCCCGGCTCAACTACATAGCCGTCCTCAAGTGACGCTGAAATTGATCCCGTGTTGTGGATTTCGTGTCCCGCTTTATACGGCCCTAGATCGTGTTCTGGATCAATTGGCTCAAATGATGTTGCGTGTTTCGGCATTCCAAGAACGCCAGCATACCCACCCTGTTTAGTTGTCATTCGTGCTTTTCATCAGGGTGATAGCCCCATTCATGGATGCTATCGCCGCTAGTGTAAATGTGTTTTGCTGGAACAACCTTAGAAAGGATTTTGTAGTCGCCTTTCAATGGCCCTTCACCGTGTTCTTTTGCATACCGATGACTGATCGTCACCCAGTCGCCCGGGTTGATCTCAGTCGCTTTGTGTTCATCTTTTGAAACTGCCCTGTGGATGCGAATCAGTTTGTCTGGCTGATTGCGATACCGCTTGGCAGTTTCAAAAGATTCACGATCACTTTGATGGTTGTTGCCGTAATGCCCGTAATATTGCGCCGCCCTTGACCCATACACATCATCTGGGTACACGCGCGTCAAATCATGCAACGGTGCGCCATGATCCTTACCCGCAGGACGGTGCGAACCTTGATAGTTCAAAACGTCCTGATACGACATCATTCCCGCTCCACAATTTTGGCTATGGACGGATCAATCAACACGAAGTTGCGGGTTCCCTCCTCCGCGCCTCGACTCGCTGCGTCTTTGTACTTGATGCCCGGGCTACCGAATGACAGCAAGTGTTCGCTGGCTTCTCTGTCGCCACCCAAGAATGCCGACAACAGCCCGTAAGCACCGCCGCCTGTATTCATGTTTGGAACGTAATCAGACGCCTTAACCAATTTCAGAAAATCTTTTGCATGAGACTGGAATGGGCCGTGACTTTCGCTAATCCCATATTCCAACGGCATTCGCTTCAACGTACCCGATATGTATTGCATTGAAACGTGTGGGCTTTCCAAATTGCTTGCGTCTTTCAATAGATCGCGTTTTGCCCAATCTGCCAGACCCGGCGATTCGGCAAGCAACTTGATTTTGCTAGCGGCTAGTCTTCCGATTGATTGCGGATTCACTCCGACGTGATTAATCGCCTTTTTCACCGCTTCATGCTGATCGTCTAAAGAGGCGTCCCAATCAAGCATTCTCTTGACGTGTCGCTCTGGAATCTCAACGTGATAAGTGTGTCCACGATTGATTTCGTGTCCAAACTTCACGTCTCTTCCGAATTCCTCTAGCCGCTTTAACGCCTCTTCATCACGTTCCGCAGATTTCTTTGCGTAATAGTGAGTGTTGTGTTTGAACTGCCCAGCCATTTTCTGGCCTGACTCAAGATGCTTAAACGCTCGCAGATCAACATCGCTTAAAGCGTTTCCAGCAATCTTGGTTTTCCCAAACTGGATGAACGGCTGTTCGTAATTGGAAAGGTCTTTGCGATAAGTGTCGGCAACCTTTTTGTTCTCTGCCAAATAGGTTCCCCACCCATACGCTTGCGCCCCCTCTCCAGTACCCATCTTGGAGTGATCAAATTCACCCAACGGGTTGTTGGCAGTCGGCGCAAACCGATGTGGCGTCCCGTGGTAGACCTTTCTAACGGTCGCGTCGTATGGGTTCTCAGAGGCTACATTTTGCAGCGTCTGGTCATACGGGTTCATGCAAGCCCGTGATGAGTTCTGTAGATGTGCCTAATCGCTTCCGGTGTGGCTTCAAAGCCGTGCCGAGTCAGCGAGTCCTTGATCAAGGCCGAATGGTATTCATCCGGTTCCTCGGGCATATGAGCCGCACGATCGGCGTCTTCCAAGGCTTCCTTGGTCGCGCTTTCGTTGTATCGTTGGGCGATATGGGTATCCAGAATCTTGCCCGTCTGGTTGATCTCTGCCACGTCGTGGGCAGTAACCGCCTTGATGTGAGTGTCGTGCATCGCGGTATGCGCCTTGGTCATCACGTCCTCGCGTCGGACTTGGAGTTCCTTGTCCTTGCGGTCGTTTGCCGAACGCTCCTTGATCAGAAGACGCTGCGTCTCGCCCTGCTGGCGCATTTGCTCCAGACCGTGCTTCGCCTTGAGTTCCAATTCCAGCGCCATTGACTGCTGCTGCATCTGCTGCAATTGGCCCTGCAAGGACTTGATCATCATCTGCGCCTTCGGCGGGATGTCGCTGTCCTTGTCGATGTTCGCCGCCGGGATGGTCGCTGCAATACGGTCGGCAATCGTCTCGCTCTCTGGGAAGTCCAGAGACCGGATGACCACGTCGCCAGCATTCGCCGCCACCGACTCGCCCAGCGGGGTTGAGAGGAGTTGCAGCATTGCGTCTGCGGCTTCCTCGCGCTTGGTCTGGTAGCCCGGCCCCGTGTCCACCACCGTGTCGTACGCCCCGCCCGTCATGTCGTTCTTAACCTTGATGACCGCTTGGGTCATGGGGTCAACGACCTTTTGATTGATCTGCGACATGGACGGCACTCCGTCGTCACCGATGATGCGCTGCATCCGAGGTACGTCGTAGATGTGCGGGATCAGGTCCGACAGGACGTTCCCAAGGTGCTTCAGCGACCGCGACAGGTTGTCGGCATAGTCGAAGTGCGCCACGTCGGTCATACCCTGACGACGCTTCAGAGCGACGCCAGAGACCACTTCGCCTTGGGCGTCCTGATCCGGTTCGCCCACCATTCCAGCCACGGCCAGAAAGTCTGATTTCGTGCTCTCGCCCCACTCCGCGAACCCTGAGTTGGGCTGCGGGGGCATCTGGCGCTCTGGGGGCGGGGCAATGCTGCCGTCGGGCAGTTGGACCGGGGTGTACGGAAGGGCCACGATCGGCTTGCGGTTGGCGTCACGCCACGCTGCCTCATGCCCTTCCATCTGACCCGCCACCATGAGCCACGGGGCTTTGGGCTGGAGGGCGTAGGCTTCCGTCTTGGCGGTCTGGGCGTAATTGTACATCCGGGCGGGATCGCGCAGGTCGCGGATCATGCCCTTGCGGACAACCTTGCCGTTGATGTCGCACTCGCGCCCGTAGACCGGGATGATCGGGATCCACTTCCCGGGCCAATCGCGGCTATCAAGAATTCGGGTTGCGCTCAGGAGATGCCACTCCACCCGCTTGCGCAGGACGGAACGCTCACGGACGATCTGAAGGCCAACAGCCTCCATCACGTCCTTTTTTGGCATCTCATCAGCGAACTTTGCAGATCCGTCTGAGAGCAGGTACAGGGTCTCTTCACGGCGCACGATGCGCCAGTATTCCGCGAGGCGCAGTTCTTCCTTGTTCGCCCAGTCGGCGTTGCTGTCGCCGTCGCCCATCTGCCGCCAACCGTCACCGTCAACGTGACCGTACTTCTGACGGTATTCGTCCCTGCGGATCATGTCCGACACGACCGCCCATGAGGCGTCAGAGCCATCGGGCATCCGTGACGCCGGATCCAAGTAGACCGTGAAGGGGTTGCGGATGGATTCGATCATCAGATCCTGATCAAAGGATCGCTCATCAACGTATTCCGTACCCACCCGCAGGTAGCCCCAACCGCCCGTGACCGCAGACTCCACGGCGCAGTCATAGGCGTACTCGGCGTTTGACCGCTCTTCAATGTGGCGTACCAGCCCGGTACGAACTCGGGCCGTCTGTACGTCGGCGCCGTTGCCGACCGGGTGATACTTGATGCGGGGGCGGTTCTCGCGCAAAGCGTTGGTGACCCGGCGTCGCATCGCATCCGTGATGTTGATGGTCAGGCACGGACGCTCGTCTGCCATGCGACCGTTCAGGATCTCGTCGGGCCATTGTTCGCCGTTAGCGAACCGAATGTCTTCCAGAGCCGCCTTGCGGTTCTCGGTCTCAGCGGCAACCGCGAGACGGAATCGCTCCTGACACTCGACAATAATGTCTTGTTCAGTCTTGGCAGACTCGTCTAAATCGTAAGCCACTCGTTAACCCATCCAGCCGTGCGACTGGCGCGTGTTGAATTGCGGAACAGTCTGTTGCCGCTTGAAGCCCTTCACTTGGGCAAATCGAATCATCATCAGGGCGTACCGGGTCGCAGACATCAGGTCGTCGTTCTCTTTGACGATCAGACCGTCTTTGCGGTGGTAGAGGCCGAACTCTTCAAACCAGTCGTTCAGGTGCATAAACACCTTGAACCGACCCGTCTGCATCCGGTCGAGCAGGTCAGCGATACCCGCCTCCACGCCTGACGTGCCGTCCGTGAAGGTTGCCCGGGTGGGCAGCATCTTGAGACCCTGCGCGGCATATAACGCCTTCAGTTGGTCTCCAGAGCCTTTGTCGTGCGCCAGACCGTCATGCGGCCATGACCACGGTAGCCAGTCGCCCCACGGTCGTACCGCTGCGGCAAACATCGCTGGCGTCTGCTCCCGGGCGCGGTGACTGGACATGACGTAGATGCAGTCTGCGTCTCTGTCCCAAGCCATCCGCACCGCTGCGGAGGGATGATCCCAACCGAAGTCAATGCCGCAGATTTGGGGCCAATGGTCTGGGATCGGGAACGACTGAACCTGTATCGACTCCCGTCCCAGCGGGAACACGCGACCGCTACCCATGCTGGGAATGCCCTTGGTACGGGCGTCTCGCTCGTGCGCTGGGTATGAGGCTATGATCGCCTCGCGCTGCTCAGCCGTGTAATGCTCGGCATCGTCAATGGTCATGGACGTGACCGACGTGCCGGGTGGCTTCTCCATTAAGAAGCGTCGCACCGTCTCGGACATTCCCAAGAGGGGCGTAAAGGTCATCAGGACGATCCCGCCTGTGGCGTTCGTGCGGGTCAACCCTTCAATGTAGATGTCGTTGGGCGGCTCCTCATCAAACCACACGGCATCCAGCGTCTCGCCCTGCCACTTCTCGCGGCCAGTCCCGTAGGATTTGAACGCTATGGTGCTGACTCCACCGGAGACGTGCTTCACCTGTACGGTATCCAGCAGGTCTGCAATGCCCCGCCCGGTGCTGTAGTCGCTGATGTGGGCTTTGGGGATCGCTCCCGTCCCAAATGCCGTAGGGCGACCCATGAGGATGCGCTGGACGTTATCCCGGGTGGATTCACCCGTCACACCCGCACACCACGCGACGATCGGTCTGTCCCAGCGTCTGCCCTCCCACCAGTCGGGGTACAACCCCGTGAGGTGCATCGCCATTTCCATTCCAGCGCTCCAAGTCTTGCCGACTTGGTTAGCAGCCATCAGGAGCCGTTCTCGGGCCGTCTGACCCGCTGCGTGGAAGGCTCTCTGTTTACTGTAAGGGGCGTAGTCCTGAAGCCTCGTGATGGCTTTCAGGGACTCTAGATGGGCTTCGAGTTGGCTCGCGTACTTCATCAACTCGTCTGCGGACAAGTTCAAGAAGTTCTGCGGTAATGGCGCGATCGAGTTCGCCAACTGGGTCATGGACTTCCACCACCTTCGGAAGGATCTTGACTGCGGCGTTCACGAACTCGGCTGGCTTCTCAGCAGCCATGATCAGCAGGGCGTTCTGCCCGTGTGCCACCCATGCGTTGTGGAAGTCAGCCAGAAAGTCTTCAGCGAACAGGTTTCGGGAGCCTTTCTTGCGCCCGGCGGGGTTACCCGACTGACCGGGCTTGAACGGTCGCCCGATCACCCTCTCAGGTTGCTGTTTATCTGCTGTTGAATCAGCAGACGGACTCTCCGGGTCGTGTGTATCCGCAGACATCTTTTTCCGAAGCGATCAAATGCTCGACACCATTCAGAACAATGCGAGGGAAGGCGTACCCTCTGATGTCAAACCCACCCAGTTCCACCAGATCGCCCTTGCGGACTTCGGTGGGCCGAAATACTTTGGACTTCCAAACTTTGGAGCGGTCGCGGTTGTACCGATTGGGGTACTCACCCGGGCCGACTTCAACCACCTCGCCTCGCACGGGCTTGCCGTGCCAAAAGGCGACGATCACGTCTGACAGTTTGGGATCCATTGGACGGACGAGGATGCGGTCACCCAGCATCCGTAGCCGACCGTACAAAATGTCAATTTTGCTCTCGGTAAGGTCTAAGCCTTCTTTCTTGACGGGAAGGTTCCGAGGCGCAGCAATCATTCCTGACCGCGCTCCACACCTGCCCAATGATGACCCATCGACCCTTCACCGCCGTCCATGTCAAAACGACGGTAGTTGGCGGTCGGGTTCGCACCCGGGGTTCCTGCAAGACCGCCATAGCCGAAGATCGGCGTACCGCCACCTTCTTGCGGGGCTGCTGGCTTAGGCGACCCGATCATGGCGTCAGACTGACGTGTGGGGCCGGGTTGAGCCAACGTGGCCGGGTTCGATATCCCAGTTGTCGGTTCGCCCTGCACGATGGAGAACGCCATTACCGGGCGCTCCCGTGAGCATGGGCGTGGTGAGCCATCGCCGCTAGATGGTGGTGGTGGGACACCTCAAACTGGTTGTGGGTCGCATGATAGTCCCGAGCCATTCCGTGACACTTGTGTCCCATCTTGTGACATTGGACGGCTTCGTGGGGATGCGGGGACTTGTGGGCTTCTTGGGCGTGTTTAGAGACCGAGTGGGCCGCTTTGGTCAGGGTGTGACCAAACTCATGCTGACCCGATTCCAACGCCTCTAGCGCCTTCTCGGCGTGTTCCAGAGCGTTGTTCTCTTTCTCTTCGTGCTTTTCAGCCTCACCGAGGACTTCGGCGTAGCCTTTCTTTTCGGCTTTCACTCTGCGTCCTCAAAGTGGTGCGCCATTTCGCTAGCGGCTGGGTTCACAACCTGAAGGCTTCTGCCGCCGACCGGGGGCGGCTCAACGTTTTCGTAGAACGTGCCACCCGCCGCCTTTGCCAATCGGTGCGCTTCCGATTTGGCGTGTTCTCGATGGGCTTTGTATTGAGCCTCTTCGTCACGCAATCCACGGGCGTACCGCTTCATGCCGTGTTCTTCACCCCGGTCGCGACGGTGTTTCATTGGAAATCAACCCGGCTCGTCGTCGTGCTTTTCATCGCCCGGGCGCGAAGCCTTGGGCATATGGTGACCAGCGGGTTCATTCGGTTCTTCTTTGCCCGCCCGACGACCTTCGTGCATCGTGGCGTAGCCCTTGTCTGCCGACCACTTGTGCGGCTTTTTAGCGCCCATGTCGTGGAAGTGATGCGCCATCGTGCTAGTGGTCGCGTCCGGGTGGACCTCGACTTCGTGACGGAACCCGTAGGTGCCGCCGCCCTGCATCTTGCCGTCGTGGGCCGGGATCTTGTTAATCGTGCCAGCCGTCGTGTGTGACTTCGGCGGGACGCGCGGCGGGGAAGGATGCCGCGAAGGATGCTTATCAACCGCCATGATCGGATCTCCTGTTTCTGGCGATAGGTGTGAATGGTTTTGTTTTATCTGTAATTGATTACGCAATCAAATATTTGTTGGGCGCGAGAACCATCCGACCAGTCGCCATCGTGCGCGGTTGAGAATTGCGTCAAACTTTCTGGGCTTCAGGCGTAGCGATCGGGCCATGACCGGGCGCGGTTCCCAATGGGTGTAGAACCGAACGACCACCTTCCGTTCGTCCGCGGCGAGGTGCGCCACGGCTGAGTCGGTCTCGGCAATGCCCTCGGGGATTTCCATCACCCGAGCCGTCGTCTGCCCCGCTCCCGGCCCCTCCTCCATCAGACGCCCGATGACCGTGCGCTCGGGCCAGTCGCCCGGGACGTGATCTTTCGCCCAACGCCCCCAGATCTCCAGACGGAAGTGAACGATCTTTACGTCCGGAGCCATATGGCTTAAGGATCGTCTTGACGGCTCCTCCATTCTCACGGTCTCCGGTTGAAGCGTTTCCAATAAGCCCACCGTGCGATCAGCAGGGCTTCTGCCCGACCGTCATCCCGGGACCGTTTCAGGCTCGCTTGCGGATAAAGCAACCGCGCCTTATCCAGACTGGCGCTCTTGTCTTTACCCAGCCCAAGGTCACGTTTCCAAACCGATGGGGTGACCAGTTCAATGGACGCCGGGAGCAATTGCACCGCCGCCAACACCGACCCGAACCCGGACCCGAAGGTGAAACTGGAAGCCACTCCCTGCTTCGGCATGGAATGCACCCGCTCCACCACCGCATGGATGGACTTGCCCACGATCGCTCGGCCCCAGACTTGGGCATGGAACTCGGGACCGTCTATCCACGCCGTGGATTGGTCACGGATCACCGGAAGGTCATCGGCTGCTATGTAACGACCTTCGGAGTCCAAGAGCGCCCACGCGCCCGTCAGCCCCGGGTCGATGCCTAAAATCACGAAATAACCCCCGCCGACACAAAGTTCGGCTTTGAATCAACCCGCCAGACCGCCGCAACTTCTTTGGGGTATAGCGACTCAGCCATGTCATCCAAAAGCCGCCAGAGACGGTCTGGGGTGGCTTCTGGATCGTTTTCCTGCTGGAGCATCCGGTGGAACTCGCAGGTTTCCACGGCACGACGCCGTATTTCGGTCAGCGTCGGTCGTTCAATCCCGGCCCTAATCCCCACTCGAAAATCAAAATCAGGGCTGTCTAGGCCCACAAAGCGGGACTTCATGGCCCGGGACATAAACCAACGATTCGACATGATCTCTGCCGGGGTGCAGTTGCCCTCCGTAACCTCAATCTTGGGCGGGTGGGCGCGGATCTGGTTCTTCGCCATCGCCACCACTTCGGGCAGCGACGGAGGGTGCGGGTTGCCCGACTTCGCAATAATGCGAATGGCATACCGAACTTCGTCGTTGTTCAGGCTCTCAAACGCTTCCCGCCAAGCGGCGAGGGGTTCCGTTGAGAAAGTCTGCGACCACCTCGTCCCGTACATCTGGATCATCGCGCCCCAGAACGCCGTTATCCCTTGCCCAATTTTCGAGCCGCTGCGCGTGGATTTCGTAGGTTGTTGTCGCTCTGCCCATCGTTCGTCGCCCATTCTCGTTCTCCTTCAATGGAAATAGTCCGACCCAGCCGAAGGCAATGGATTGCTCCACCACCGCTTTTTGTTCATCACCAAACGCCGCCAATTTTTTCGCCAAAGCCGCTAGCGAAGCCGCCTTCACGGGCTTGCGGATCTCCTTGCGGAACTCCAGCCACCTGTCCCACGCCTCGGCGTCAAGGTTTGGCACAACGGCTGGTAGGTTCTCTACCTTTGCCAAACCCTTCTTGGCGGGAGTCGGAGGCGCAGCCGACTTCTTCTTTGACGGTTCAATGATGGTTACTTGATGGTTCTGGGTGCAATGGTTGCGGGGGTGGGGTGCAACCATTGCGGGGGTGGGGTGCAACCATTGCGGGGGTGTCACCGTGGCAGGGGTGCAATGGTTGCGGGGGTGCACGGTGTAGACCGTGCTTCTCCCCGGACGATCGTTCCTGCTCAGATGCCCCTGCTCAACCAGCGCCGCCAAGGCGTACTGAACCATCCGCTCTGATAGGCCTGTCTTCCGAACCATGTTGGCAATCGAAGGCCAGCACACCCCGGCGTCGTTGGAGTTGTCTGCCAAAGACAGCAAAACCAACTTCTGGGACGGATCTAGACCCCCCAATTCCCAGACTTCAGCCATCAGCCGAATGCTCATTCATCCCCCTTCTGAGCCGCTTTCTTTGACTCAATCACGGTTCTAAAGCGTTGATAGTCCGAGGATTGAAAAAAAGCGTAGAGTTTCCCAACGGTTCTCACGGTTGGATTCCCGTAGCCGTGCGCGACCCTATGGATGGTGGTCCTCGGAACCCCGCTTCTTTGTGCAACTTCAGGCCAGTGTCGTTTTGTTGCGGATAGATGCCGCCGCACGTCGGCAAGAATTGGTATTTCCATAAGTTAGGATTAGACTCCATTAATGGAACTTCGGCAAGAGACGGAAGCCATAACTAAAAAATTCCGTTAATGGTATTGCAAAAATTCCGTTAATGGATTCTAATCGCATTCGCCCCACGGTACTGGGGCATCAACGAATCAAACGAACAAGGGAATGCTATGAAATATCAGGTTGCTTTATTCCAGCACTACCACAGAGACGGAACAGCCAGTTTCCAGTCCGTCTGGGATCGTGCGCCATCAAGCCACGACTGGGTGCGTATCAGCGAATGGGTGGACGTTGAACTGCCGCCCCGCGCCGCCGACGAAATTGAATTTGACCGCACGGGCGTCAAGCGCAAGCGGCTTGAGAATCTCCAGAAGGAACTCGCCGCCCTTCAGCAGGAGGTCGCGCCATGAGCCGCATGAAAGATTGGGTGGCTGAACACCCTGACCTTTCCAACACGGACGCCCACGACGCCTATTGGACGGGCGTCGCTGATGCTACCCGCAGCCCTGAACTGTCACCGTTTGAGCAAATTGAACGTGATTTGTGGGAAGCAGAAGCCGCTGTTAAACGCGCTATGGAGGCGTTTGCGGCCTTCGTGGAGGCAGTCAGCCATGACTAATGACCTCCTGCTCCTCGGCTTCTACATGGCCCTCCTGTTGGCTTTGTTGCTTGTTGGCGCAGCCATTGAAGCCGCCATCCGTTTCGTTTTACGCCCGTCGCGCAAGCGGCGGGTGGTCTTTGGCAAGTGGGTCAATGTTGACCTGAAGGATCTGTGAAATGGCACGAATCATTGCGAAAAACGCATCAACCGGAAACGACTTTAAAGCATTGCCGCCGGGGGCGCATTTTGCCCTCTGCAATGCCGTGATCGACCTTGGGCTTCAGCCCGGGTATCAGGGCGCACGACCGCAGCACAAAGTTTACCTGCGCTGGGAGGTTCCCGACGAACGTGTCGCGTACACCAAGGACGGCCAGTCAATTGAAGGGCCGATGTCCATTGGTCGAATGTACACGCTCTCTCTGTCTGAGAAAGCCGCCCTCCGTGCCGACCTTGAGAACTGGCGGGGCAAGGCGTTCACCGAACAGGAACTGGCCGGGTTCGACATTGCCAACCTCGTCGGCAAAGCCTGTCAGTTGATGGTTGTCCACAACGAGTCGGGCGGGAAGATCTACGCCAACGTGAAGGGCGTGATGTCCATCAGCCGTGACCAGCGCGAACGCGCCCGTACCGCTGCCCTTGAGCAGAAGCCGCTGGTGTTCAGCATTGATGACTGGTCGGACGAGGTTTACGCCCAGATCCCTCAATGGTTGCGCGACAAGATCATGGCGCGATTGGACCCGGCTGAGTCCGCACCTGCGCCAGCCTCTGCCGTTGATTTTGACGACGACGACATCCCGTTCTAAGGAAGGACCATGAACATCTATTTGGACATTGAAACTGCCGCCACCACCCGAGAAGACATTATCGCCCGGGTGACTGCCGACATCCGACCACCCGCGAACTACAAAAAGGAAGAGTCCATCAAGGAGTGGTGGGCTTCGCACGGCGAGATCGCCAAGACCGAAGCCATCTCCAAGACGGCCCTGTCGGGTCTGTGGGGCCATATCGTGGCGATCGGGTTCGCCCTGAATGACGGTGAACCGCACGTCGTGACCGCAAACGACGAAGCCAGTCTGATTGAAGGTTTTGAAATGATGCTCCGCGCCGAAGTGGAGTCGGAACTCGGCCCCCACGGCTTGGGTTGGGAGCATCGCGCCCTCTGGGTGGGTCACAACATTGAAGGCTTTGACCTTCGGTACATCTGGCAACGCGCCCGAATCGTGGGGGCGCAGTTCAGCATCTCCCTTCCCGTTGAACGTCAGTACGCCGCTCGTCGCTTTGACACGATGGTGGAATGGGCTGGCTGGGGCAACCGGGTGAAGCAGCGGGATCTGGAACTCGCCTTCGGTCTGGAGCGCAACGACCCGCTAGAGAACGGTGGCGCAGACGTACACCAAGCCTTGCAAGAGGGTCGCATTAAGGATGTGGTCGCGCATTGCCGAGAGGACATTCGTCTGGTGCGCGAGATCTACAAAAGGATCGTCGGATGAAACGAATCCTGTCATTAGGTGCTGGCGTTCAGTCCAGCACCCTCGCGCTGATGATTGCCCACGGTGAGGTTCCAATGGTGGATTGCGCAATTTTTGCCGACACCCAATGGGAGCCGAAAGCGGTCTACGACTGGCTGGACTGGCTTGAAACGAAACTGCCCTACCCCGTTCATCGCGTCACGGCTGGAAACATTCGTGATTCAGCAGTCAGGGGTTTGAAGCAAAGCGAACCTCGCGTTCGCTATGCCTCCATTCCGTGGTTCATGCCGGGAGCCATGGGCATGAGGCAATGCACAAGAGAATACAAAATCATGCCCGTTCGACGGAAAGCGAGAGAACTCCTCGGCAAAAAGGGTCAAGTTGAAGTCCTGATCGGCATCAGCCTTGATGAAGTCCAGCGGATGAAGCCATCACCGAACAAATGGCAGATCCACACTTGGCCGCTCATTGATCTCCGCATGACTCGAAGCGATTGTCTGCGGTGGATGGAACGTAACGGATACCCGCAGCCACCCAAATCAAGTTGCTTGGGATGCCCGTTCCACTCGGACAAACAATGGCAAGAAATCAAAGACGGCCCACCAGAGGAATGGGCAGATGTGGTGTTTGTCGATAAGGCAATCAGAAATATGCCGAAGTTTGAAAACCAACAATTCATGCACAGATCGTGCAAACCGATAGACGAAGTTGAATTTGTGAACAAGGCGCAAATTGACTTATTTGACTTATTTGGCAACGAATGCGAAGGGATGTGTGGCGTATGAACGGATTACAAGGATTAGTTCGTCAGAACGATTGGGTAACAAGCGTACAGGCTGCTGAAGCCGTCCAACCGCATCTGTCCGACCTACAGGTGCGGGTGCTAGGAGCGTTCCTTCTGCACGGTCCTATGACCGACGAGGAACTGGAGCGGCTCCCAGAGTTTGAGGGCTTCGGCAATTCAACCGTCCGCAAACGCAGAACGGATCTGTGCGCCAAGCGGTTCTTGATCCCGTGCGGGACCAAGACCAACTCCCGGGGCCGATCCATGATGCTTTGGAGGCTCAATGTCTGACTGGCAGCGTCGGCGGGAAGACCGCTATGAAGAGACTTTCAATTGGATCTGGGGCGTTGCGTTCTTTGCGCTCGCCGTCTGGGTCGTGGTCAAACTGATCAAATTTGCATGGCTATTTTTGACATGGTGTTGGGGATGAAACGAACGGATTACTTCCGCGACTACTATTGGAGAACCCGGGAACGTCGCGTGGCGTTAAGAAAGGAATCTTGGGAGCGAACCGGGCGTCCACCTAAGGAAATCCGCTACCTGAGGGAACTGGCAGCGGAGGAACGACGGTGAGATACCTGAGCGTGTGTTCTGGCATTGAGGCTGCGTCCGTGGCTTGGCACGAACTCGGATGGACGCCAGTTGCGTTCAGCGAGATCGAAAAATTCCCTTCAGCCGTACTGGCGCATTATTACCCCAACGTCCCCAACTGGGGCGACATGACCAAATTCAAGGAATGGCCCGATGAATCAATCGACGTTCTTGTGGGAGGAACACCCTGCCAATCATTCTCACTCGCAGGACTTAGAAAAGGACTGGCTGATCCGCGTGGCAACCTCATGCTCACTTTCCTTGCAATTGCTGACAAGTACCGCCCCGAGTGGCTGGTTTGGGAGAACGTCCCCGGTGTCTTGTCGTCCAACGGTGGAAGGGACTTTGGAGCCTTGCTTGGAGGGTTGGCAAAACTCGGGTATGGGTTCGCCTACCGAATTCTTGACGCTCAGTACTTCGGAGTGGCCCAAAGACGCCGCCGTGTGTTCGTTGTCGCAAACGCTCGAAGTTGGCAACGTGCCGCAGCGGTTTTATTTGAGCGCGAAAGCCTGTGCGGGAATCCTGCGCCGCGCCGAACGTCGCGGGAAGGAATTGCCGTTGATGCTGAAGGAGGCGTTGAACTTTGTGGCCCACTCAACGCCCGGGACTACAAAGACCCAAGCACCGATGGACTCAGCCGAAACTCCGCCAAAATGATACCCGTCACCGTGGGTGCGCTAACAGACGGCGCGCACATGGGGGGGGGCTTAACGGACAAGACGCCTACTCAGGACGCATTATCCCGGTGCTTGACGGGCAAAGGAATGCGGTTGGATTCGGAGACAGAAACCTTTGTGGTGACGCATGACCATTAGTTTCCCGTGGCAGCAAGGGGGGGGGCAGCATGGAGGTCTTTGTGAGGAACACACGATGCCGCTAACTAAGAATCAGACGCTGGCAATAGCGCAGCCGGTGCCGCAGTCCGTGGCAGTTACCCAGCCGATCGCGTTGGCTGATATTTCAAGCCGCGACAAAACCCAGAACGGCGCTGGCTGGAAAGACGATGGCACGATGTACACGTTGGACACGACGGGGTTGCAGGGCGTTGCCAGTGCTATGCAAGTTCGCCGCCTGACGCCGCGCGAGTGCGAGCGTCTACAGGGCTTTCCAGACGATTACACGTTAATCCCTTACCGCAACAAGTTAGCATCGGACGGCCCTCGATACAAGGCGTTGGGCAACTCTATGGCAGTTCCAGTCATGCGCTGGATCGGTCAACGCATCCAAATGGTCAGCACGATTGCTGGCAAAGGAAACAACTGATGCTCGTCCTTACACGGAAGCCCGGGGACTGGTTCCAGATCGGTGACGATGTGAAGGTCTACTTTCTGGACAATCGCGGGAACCAGATGCGAATTGGGATTGATGCGCCCCGGGACGTGAAGATCCTGCGCGGTGAACTAGTCGAAGAGGATCAAGACCATGACCCGCGATGACATCATTCGGATGGCGCGTGAAGTTTTGTTTACGAAGGTGACGGCATGACCATCATAAAACTGGCGTTCTGCGCCCTCGCTTTCATCGTGGTCTTCAGAATCGCTGCCACGATCTTGATCTGGATGCTCGTCAATCGGCTCGAGTCTCGGCGGTCACTCAACGCTGCGAGGAGGACAACCCATGACCCGCGATGAAGCAGCCAGATATGCGTTTGCCGAGTTGCATCAAACGTTCTACGACGCGCTTCACGCGCTTATGGCGAAAGTCGATGCTCGGGCAAGGGCCGAGGAGCGCGAGGCGTGTGCAAAGGTGTGTGAGCAAAAGTCAGCGGTTAAGGGCGGTGAGATATTTGCCGCTCGGATCCGTGCGCGGGGGCAGGAATGAACCGCAAGGAATATACGACGGGACGCGATCGTAATGGCTGAACTGTGGATGAAGCGGTCACCGTCAGGGCTAATCGCGGCAGACGATGACGGAGCCACCTTCCTGCGCCGGGTGGCTCAAAACACGATGGTGCGCGTGGAGATCTGGAAGCCAAGGAACATTCGTCATCACCGCAAGTTCTTCGCCCTTCTCTCTGTGGTCATGGACGCCACGGGGCTGTGGAGTTCGACAGAGGAACTCCTGATTGAACTGAAGTTTAGGGTTGGGCTGGTGCAGCAGATCGCCCTACGGTCAACTGGGGAGGTCGTAACCGTCCCCGGCAGCATCGCCTTCCACAACATGGACGAAGCCCAGTTTGAGGGGTTCTACGAGCGGTGTCTGGGCGTCCTGTGCGAGATGGCGGGAGGAATTGAAGCCACCGCCCTGCGGGATGCCGTGCTGAATGAGTTGGCGACGGCTTAACAAAAATTTAGCACGGCTTCAGTGTTTGAAGGTTTCCACGACCCACGTCATCAGCGCCGACCCTACCAAAGCGCCCAGAGACGAGTAGATCGCAATCTTGGTCTCTAACCGGGCGACGATGACACGGAGTTCCGAGATCGCCTCTCGGCTCTCCCGTTCAATGATGGCTTGCCCTCGTTTCAGTTCGCGCAGTTCGTCGTTCACCTGCTCCAGTCCCATGATGACCAGATCCCGAAAGGACTGGTTGCCGTTCATCTCAACGCTCATTCTGCTTCCGTCCACGCCGCAAACGGTGGCAGAGCAAATCCCGCCAGAAAGGTGTACCGATCCTCACCCAAGACTTTGAGCGGGATTAGCGCCATTCGGGTGGGCTTCCAGCCGTTGTACCGACTGCCGCCCGTGTTGACCTTCGTCACCACCCGCCCGAATTGGAGCGTGTGGATGTCATCGCGGCGCAGGTCGTCCGCGATCGGCTTGGGAAAGAGGTCATGGTCCGATTTCCCAACGACCGAATCTGACTTCAGATCAAAGGTGCGCTCCCATTCCCGAGAAACGAGAACGTACCGCCCCGCCTCCGCTTCGTCCGTGTAGTCCTTCAGGAACAGGACATTCGGGGCCAGAAACAAGAACTGCTTGATCGCATCCACCATCCGGTCATCCCGCCGCCGGGTGTACTTGACCATTTTGATGGTGTCCTCAAATGCCATTACGCCGTCCCCTGCACCTTGTCGTAACTGTGCATGGCCCCCAGCCCCAGCATACCGAAGAGCAGAGTCATCAACGTACCGAGGTCTAGAGTCGGGAACGTGGTGGGATGGCCCATCAAGGCGGCCGCCCAAACACCAATGGGCGCTATCAAGAACTGGACGCTTAAGCCGATGCCGCATATCCACCCCACGAAGGGTCGCCAACCGTGAACGAAGAAGGACGGTGATGCCGCCTCCGTTTTATCTATGTCGGTCTGGGACAATGCCAAAGAGGTCTGCGCTTTGAGTTGTTCCAGTTCACCGTTCTGCTGAAGTTGCAGGATCTGGAGTTGCGCCGCCGCCTTCTGCGCCGGGTCGGGAATCACTTTGTCAATGATGCCCACCGCCGCATTGATGACCGCACCCCACGGGGTCGTGAGATCAAGAGCCATAAATCACCTCTGAATGGGTACGCCAAGCCGCATCATTTCGGACAGCCGTTCGGCCCGTGAACCCACCTGCTGCGCCCACCGAGACGCCATCATGTTGGACGCCGCGCCTTCCCAGTCGCCCTTCTCAATGCACGAAATCGTGTCGTGGAACTGGCTGAACGACCGCAGACCCAAGTTAAAGACCATCGAGCAGACAACAGTCGCCCGGACGGGATCAAGGTTGGCGTACCACGGGAAGGTCGCCGCCTGATCCTCATACCAATTCAGGTCATTGGTCAGCATGGAATCAATCTCGCCATCCCGCAGACCCGGCCCAGACGGCCCTACGTTGCGCCCTGCGCCGATCGTGGGGTTACCCTTGACCGTGTACCCCGGACCAATCGTCTGCCCCGTAGCGTCGTCATAAACGAGGTTTCTGACACCTTCGTCGTGACGAATCATCTGGGTGAACAGGTCCGGGTCCATGTGATGACCCGGGATGATGTCCATCAGACCGCTTTCTCCACGTCGGTCTTCACCGCCGTAGCCGCCGCCTTGAGCGCCGCCAGTTCGTTTTCCACTCGCGCCTTCGAGTTTTGCGCGTCGGCAATCAATTTTGAGGAATAGGTGTACGCGATCCACGCACCCGCGACCAAGCCGACCGTGAGGCCAATTGCTGCATTCAACATGGGAATCCCCTTTAGGTGTATGAGAAAATCGCTAAACCGTTCAAACCCGGAGCATTCGCTAAGGTAAACGTACCATTCGGGCCAGCATTGCCCGTACCGTTGACGCCGACGACGCCAGCGCCTCCTGACCCCGACCCGCCGCCCAGACCGCCGCCCATCTGACCTGCGTTACCCGTCTGGTTGGAAGCCGTGCCGCCCGTGCCGATCGCACCTGCGGAACCACCTGCGCCGTCCGTTCCCGTCGTACCAACGCCGCCGTTACCGCCTGAAGGCGCTGCCATTGCGGTGAATCCGGTGACCGTACCCGCCGAGATGGTTGAGTTCGCGCCGCTGGCTCCCGCCTGAACGACGATCGTAAAGGTCTTGCCGACGCCGCCAAGCGAACCCACGGTGTAGGTGGACCGGGCGTAGCCACCAGAACCACCGCCGCCGCCCTGTGAGCCGACCGAGGTATTACCGTGACCACCGAATCCCGTGTTGCCCCAAAGTTCAATGGTGACGTTAGAGGCGCCTGTGGGGATGGTCTCCGTATAGGTTCCGTTGTTTACATACTGGCTGATGATGGGGTTAAACGACCCGCCGCCGATGTCCGTACCGATGATTGATAAAACGCCGCTCACGTCAGACCCACGCCCGTGATGTACCAGACCGTCGCCGCCACCTTCTGGGCGGTCGCTTTGCCGTATTGCGCCAACGTCCGGTTACCCGTGCCACCCGAAGGCGACCAACGCAGCGTTCCAGACGACAGGGCGATCGTGATGTTGACCGCCGCCGACGCATCGTTCACGAAGTTAAGCGTCGCCCCGATGTTGTACGCTAGCGCGTTGTTGATGGTGTACGTGTAGGCCGAGCCGTCCGAGTGGTAAATGTGCTTCCCATCGTCAGCCAGCACGGTTGAGTACGCCGCATTCTGGATGTTCTGCGGGATCTGTCGAAAGCCGACCGGAAACTGGGTGGGACTGGCTGCGCCATCCGAAATGGTGGTCGCCGCAATCAAGGTATTGAGGAACGGCAGCACGAGCGGGTTCGTACCCGTCAACTGCAAGTGGAAGGACGTGCCCTGATAGACGAGGCTGACCAACTGCCCCGAGACGATCTGACCCGCCTGTAGGGCCGATCCGTCCGAGTTGGTGATGGAAACCGCCCCGATCCCGTTGATGTTAATCGTCGCCGCCCCGGTGTTTGTGTTTGCTGGAAGGAACGTGACCGTCACGCCATTGGCGTAGCTGGTGAAGGACGCCGCATAGGTGAGGACGTAAGCCGTCGCCGTACCCGTGTCCGTTCCACCGTAGCCGCTCGTCTGCTGGACGTTGATCACCTGATCCACGGTGCGGATGGTGTTGCCTAGCGAGTCCTTCACCACGAACTTGTAGCCCGTGTTGAACGGAATCCAGATGGACGCTTCGCCCCGGGCATTCAGGATGATGGGGTTGGTGTTGGGCGTACTACCCGTTGAGTCGGTGTAGGTCGCCAGCGGTGTGGTGGTTCCCGCAGCGTAGGTGTAGACCGAGCCATAAGCCAACGGGTTGCCGCTGTTGTCAAAGTCGCGGTAGTAAAGGGCGGGGGCTAAGACTGTCATTCAGGTCACCTTGAAGGAGTGTTTACGCCAGCGGCTGGAGCGAGCGCGTCATCTACAAACTTCCGCTTGATTGCGCTGATGCGATTTGCGTGGGCTTGTTCTGCCGCCGCCGCCTGTGCCGCTTCGTTTTCAGCGTTTTTTGCGCCTCGAAACGTGTCATAAATATTTTTGGCAACGCCGATTGCGGGATGCGTTCTGCTCAATAGCGTATTGGTTCCCGCATCAACCATCTTTCCGACCGTAATTGCGCCAGCACCGGGCTGCGCCTGTCCGGTTTCAATTGACCCTGCGCGCTCTTGCGCCAAGGCCGTCGCAGAACGGTTGATGTATTCGCCGCTTGGGGATGCGTTAGCGAGATTGGCGTTGCGACGAGTGCGCTCAATGTGTTCTTGGGTAGGCGCATCAAAGATCGACTTGAACTTGGATCGCAATCCCGTAACCGTTGAGTCAAACGTCGCAGCATTAAATCCATTCTTGAGTTGGTTAGATTCCGCATCAATACCCGCAGCATCGCGCAAACGATTCAATACGCCGCTGCGAAGGCTGTCCATAAACTGCGGGTTATTCTTGAACATGGATGTCATGCGACGAACAAATTCTGGCGTCGCCATCGTTTTGTTGCCGATGAAGTATTTGTCAAAGAATCCATTCTTGTCATTGGCGAGTGGTGAATCTTCGGTCAGGTCATGCAAGCCATTGACCTTTTCTACACCATCATTGACGACGGCTTTATAGGCAGGATTCTGCTCAATGATCTTCTGACGTTTCTTGTAAAGGTCTCTTGCCTTGGTCGCCAGATCTCGCGCGACGCCGCCTTCAGCGGACGCGACTGGAGCCTCCATTAAATGATCGTAAGCGACCCCTGCTGCATGACCCAGAGATCCACCCTTCCTTGCCCACTCAGCCAGTTGCGTTCTTATGCCTTCATGCCCAACGCTATCTAGCGTCGGATTGGACTTCATTTCGTCTTCAATGTATTTGACAACCGTCTGGGCTTCGCTCGTGTTGAGTTTGCGCTCTCGCGTCAATTGATCAACAACCTTATCGTGCCAATCTTTGAATGCAGGTTCGTCAACGATAAGGCCGTTGTTGGACTTCTCCATGTCATCGTAGGCTTGTCGAATTCCAGTCAATAGACCGTTGTCCGATTCCTTGATGGCATGAATGGCAGAGTTCTCATGCTCTGCCGTTGAATACTGGACTCCACCCGGGTTGGTCTCCCGACGCAATTCCGTGATCGAATTGGCGAGGGCCGTTGCGTTGTCTTGTTGATGCTTAACAAGACGAAGGTTGCCTTCCGGGTCTTGCGTGTCTTTGTCGGTGCGGAAATTCCGCTCATCTGACAACTGCTGGGCATCGCCCGAGGCTTCACCCTCCGATAGCGTGAACTTCGGCGCATTCGGATCATCCGGGCGCAACAACTGTTCCGCATCAATGTGACGGTCCCGAATCTCACGGTTGACCGTCCCATCTTCGTGCGCTCTGCGTATGGCTTTCGCCACATCCGGACTAACACCCGTCAAGTCGGGTGGGGCTTCCGCAGCGCCGACGCTGGCATTGCCGCCCGATGTAACCTCCGCAGGATGCTCCGCAACGGCTGCTGCCGCCTCCCCTGCCCTTGCTCCCGTTGCCGCAGCCGCAGCACGGACTTCAGGCGCACCTTTAGCAAGAGCCATCCCGAACATGGACGTGAGGTTGGCTTCATCTCGCGGAGTGCCGCCAGCGAACCACGTTGACCCTTGCGCCAACTTTTGGAAGGGCCAAGACAGGTATCCCAGTCCGGTATCAACCGCTTGGGCTTGCGCCTGTCCTGCGGGAGTTTCCGGTTCGTAACCCTTCAGGCTCTCATCCAAAACGTCGTGCGCCTTGTCGTGCCACCAGTCTGCTGACCATTTCTTGGGCGGCTTCCCTGCTTTCTCTCGCTCCACGTCATCGGGGGTACGGTTCAGTCCGGTAACGGTGTCCACCAAGCCGCCAGCCATGCCTGTAACCGCATGAGCCGCCTCATAGCCCAGCGTCTCAACGCCGCCATACAGGTTGTTCAGGATGAACTTGCCGCTCTTTAGCAGGGGCGTGTCCGTGTCTTCAACAGATTTGTCAGGCTTGTAATTGCCCTTGAACAGATCTGAGCGAGAAACAATCGGCTTGTCGTCTACAGACGAATCCCAAATGAAGCCATTGGGGCTATCCCAACCGCCATCATCAGCGGATGCAGGATCTGCATTGCCGAAAAATTGCGAACGTGCAGTTGCCATTTTTTATCCGTTGGGAAGTTTGCCATGAGACAGCAATTCAAGGTTCTGTTCCTTGCGCTGGATGGCTTCTCTTTGCGCCTTCGGCAAGGACTGCAACTGACGGTGGAACTCGTTAAGAATCTGAGTTTCTTCAATGTAAGCCGGGCTTCCCTTCTTTGCCGTCGCCTGACGGCGTAACGCTTCTTGGGCTTCAAAGATCATGGGGTCATAGTTTCTCGCCCATGAGTTCTGGAAGTTCGTCACCTGACTCACGTCAGGATTGACGCCGCTGCCGACCAACGAATCCAATCCGTTTCGATAGGCTTCGGTGGCTGCGTTGAGGCCCGACATATAGCGGACCTTGTTACGCAGAGCGACCGGACTCATCGCCACCGACGGGGAAGACGACTTTGCGTCTGCCATGCCGCTGTTCGTTTCGGGCAATCCAAGCGACTTGCGTTGATCCGCAGCCACTCGGTCAAGGAATGCGTTGATCGTCTGGTAGTTGGAGTTGGTGTCTGTACCCGTCACCGTTCCAAGTACGCCGCCAGTCGCTTGCAACCAATCCGCGCCCGTACCCGTCTTCGTGTTGTAGGACAGGTCAAGAACCTTATCGAAGTTGGAACGATTGTTCGGGACGGTGTTGCCTTGAGCGCGAACGTCTGCAATATGATGAATTGCATTCGTCCTGATCTCGCCTTCGCCCGGGGCTGAGAATGCGGGAGGACGCATCGTATTTGGAACCTTCGGGCCACCACCAGATCCAGCGGTGGGCTGCGTTGGCGACCCGCCTTGCGGAGACGGTTGCTCGTATGCCCTGCGCGTGGAGATAATGTTGCCGTTTGGGTCTTTCTTGACGTAAACGTAGGTATTCGTTTGCGGATCAAGAACGGCTTCTTCCCCAGTTGCGTTCTTGGGAAGACCCACTTGCACCTCAGGGCCGAGTGCGCCAACGCCCGTCGCAGATCTTGGGTTGTCGTTATAGAAGCCGACCGTCTGCTTCGGAGTGGTGTACTCCTGAATATGCGGCTGTTGCGATTCAAACAATTTACCGGGATCGGTCAAAAGGTTCCTAAGACGATCCAATTGTTTGTCACGAGTTGGACCGGGTGGAGCAAAGCCGTCTATTAAATTGGTGGCGTAATGAGCGACCCCAATTCGCTCTTGATGATCCGCAGCCCATTGGTCATAGGCGTTGTGAATGTCTTTGTTGGACGCTTCGTAATTTCCGATATATGCGCCTGATATGCCACCAGCGGAATTGCGAATTCCGCTGTCCAATTCCAAAGCGGATTTCGCTAAACCCACTTTGTCTGAATGCGTTCTGACCGCATCCTGAGTCAGTTTCTGACCCGTCAGCGGCAAATATTTGTTTGCGAATCGACTGAAATTGGGAATCAGCGTTTCGCCGTTTTCATCCTTAAGCGGATTGCCGTCTGGGTCTTTGTTCTCAGACAAAGCCTTGACCAGTAATTGCTGCTCCGCTTGGGTCTGTTGAGCAGCAGTAGCCCTTTGCCTTTCCTGCTGCTGAATCAATGAACCCGTATCAATGTCTTGCTGCGCTTTCTGTAAGCCCAACTGACCCGCAGCAAGGTTCTGCTTCGCTTGCTGGATGCCCAAGACGTTCTGATAACTCTTCAGAAAGTCCGGATATTGAACTTGATTTGCGACTGGAGTTAATGAATCCATGTCAGACCCTTAAATTTATTGATGGCCACGCCATTAATTCGTTGGCGAGTATTGCGGCGCGGGAGCGTTGGGGTTGCTGCTCATGTCAAAGCCCACACCACCACCATTGCTCAACTGACTGCCAAGCATATAGTTGGAAAGGCCGTTGTTAACAGCATTCGCCGTTCCGGTGTATGCGCTTGCCAATGCGGTTCCGGTGTTGGTCATCGACTGACCGATGCCGTTCGCAAAGTTGGACGCGCCCGTAGACGAGTTTGATGCCGCCGACTGACCCAAATTCATCAGCGAACCCAGACGTTGATAGATGTTTCCGGTCTGTGTCTGGTACTGGTTGAAGGCGTTGTTAAAGGCCGTGTTGGCTGCGTTCTGGTTGTACGACATCAGGTCTTTCTGAGCCGCACCCGAGAGCGCGCCCACCGACCCTTCGTCGCCGTTCAGGACGCCCTGCTGGCCCTGCTGCAATTGAAACTGATAGGCGGGGCTGTACTGCTTCATCATGTCAGCGGTGAACGGCGTCAGCAGCGACCCATAACCTCCCGCTGGGGTGCTAATGGGCGCAGACGTGTTCGTGGTTGTGTTATTCGTTCCACTAGAATCTAAGCCACCGTTCTGTCTGCCGCCTCGAGCATACGGGTTGTTGCTGCTGTAATCGTTGCCACCAGATCCCGCAATGCCGCTGCCATTCCCGCCGTTCTGACTGACAGGCTGCGCGTTGGGATTTGGTCCGATCCCGAGCAGGTAGTTCATCAGGTTGGAGGCTTGATAGCCTTCATTGACGTATGGCTGTTGATTCGCATACTCCTGATTGAACATCTGCTGCTGGGCAGAAGTTGCCGCCTCCGAAGCCGATGCCTGAGTGCTCGCCGCTGCGTTTGCACTGATTCCCCCGAGAATGGAAGAGCCAAGGACTGCTATCGCGAAAAACATGGTAACGACCTATCCTTTAGAAAATTGACTGCATCAAATAATGCGCTGTCATCTTCTTCAACTAATTCGCGCTCAATTTCGACAAGATCCGTGTTATCGGTCTTGTGAACATTCATCGCCACGCAATCGGTGAGGCAGTACAACGCTCTCTTCGTCCCCGGATCAGAGCAGATGACATCACCGGATTTGATGATTTTCATCCCCTCTTCCGTCCAAACGCTCATCTCACCTTCGCAGAGAACGAAAAAGTGCGCGTGTTTGTGTACCTTGCCGACCACCAGTAGGTTGGCGGGAAGTTTGGCTTTTCGGATGTACATACCGCCCGAAAAGTAATGCTCCGTGACGGGTTCAAACTGAGGGAATACAGACCCTGCGATCTGCAACTTCTCAATCTGTTCCCGGGTAGGGATCAAAGGTAATGGAACTAATTCCATAGCATTTCCTGCTTCATTTTCAGAAATGCCTGACGGTCAAACGTGACCCGCTTGGGCATACACGTCACTTGGAGTCGGATCAGTTCTTCATGCCTTTCGGCTTCTGCGGTTCCGTAGGGGCGCTGCAACAAGTATTCATAGGCATCCTTGGGGTCATCAAAGATCTTGTCCCAAGGAATGTGCATACCGTCAATTGAACCGAGCGACTCTTGCATCTTTTCAACGTTGGCTAGCATCTCGGGCATACCCATCGAGTCGCAAATCTCCACCGGATCTCGGTGAAGAATCACTTTCCTCGCGGGAGACCGATTCAGTTTCTTTGCCGCCCACCAGAGCGCCGTCTCTGCCGTCCCGAGCATCCGATGGCTCTGGATCGTCTCCCACTCGTCCATTGGCTTGCGAGCCGACAGACCGTGGTAGCACAACGTGGAATCCGTGGTCAGCCAGTTGGAGATCCAGCCCGTTCCCGAGCGTGGAGCGGCAATGACCATGAAGTCAATCATTCAAGGAACAGCGTCAGGATCAGGTCTCCCGAAGCGACCGCAGTAGCGTCTGAGTCGCCAGCGTTCTTCGTAATCGCCACCCAGAGGTCGCCGTTTCCGGTTATGCCATCAGGGATGCTCTGAACGCCGTTACCCGCCGTGGATACGGTGGGGCATTGGATCGTCAGGTTGGGAATCGTCGTGCCAACGGTCGGCGCTGCGTTCGTCCAGTAGAACTTGACGAAAACCGGGTACGCCGCTGACACGACGTAGGCATAGCCTTTGATGTTCGCCGTCTGCCCTGCGCGAACCACCTGAAGATTGGTGGACGCGCCCGTCGTGAATTTGTAGGTGATAGCAGCCATTTAGAGCCTCATTGCGGTACAAAGGTGACGGTCGGAGCCGTCGTGTAGCGGATGATCAGGGTATCTCCTGCCGAGACCGGAAACACGCCCTGCGTCTGCCCTGTGGTGTAGTTGGTCGTCCCGTTGCGGCTGAACTGGATCAATACCACCGCGCCACCGTCTACGATCACGAAGCCCCGCTGGGAAGCCACGAAAGAGAACGGGGAACTGGTCAGCGTGACCGAGTATTCCGCAGCCGGGGGCTGGCCCTGCACCAAGGATTTCCAGAAGAAATACCAGACTTTGTTAGTCTGCTTATTGACCGAGAGCGCAGTCTCAAACGCCGGGATTGTCGTGTAGGTACTCATGCCGCCTCGGGGTCGTCGGATTCGGTCTCGGCCCATAGCGTCGCGCCCACGATGTCTCGGGCGGTCGGGTCGCTGAAGTTCAGTTCATAAATCCGGTCTCTGGCGCGTCCAAGTCGCCGCCAAGTAGCGCGATTCCTTGTCTGCCCGACTTGACCAATCGACGACCAATGTTCGTTTGACCAAGTGAACCCGCCATCGTTGGACCAGCGCATCATGGCTTGCGGGTCGGAACCCTGCCCGGTTTGCAGACCAACTCCGGGCGTGAACTCCACCTGAATCGCGCTCTGGAACACCCTCTGTCGATTCTGCGGTGACCAGACGTGGGGGGTGCGGCGCTGGCATCTCAAGACGTTCCCATTGTCCGTGAAGTACTGACGACCCATCTGGTAGATCTGCCCCGTCTGGTAATCGCCAACCATGCGGATACCCGCCAAATTCATAAAGGCGTTGCTGCGGTGACGGTGATAGATCGCCGCCGCACTATCCCACGACGCTCGCTGATGCCAGAGTTTGGACGACAGGTCATAAACCCACGTCGTGTCGGCGGTCGGGAACGTCAGGACGTAGAAGAAGTGACCATCCTCTTCGTAACCATACGCGAAGGCGTCTGCCACCGTGGTGTAGCCCGAGATGGCGACCTCAATGGCATGGGTGCTGATGCGCTCCCACGAGTATTGCTCGTTGGTCACCACCAAATTGTCGCCCTGCTCGTTCCGAGCCAGCCAAATCAGGTTAGTCCCCACGCGAATGATGGAGTGCTTTGCCGCACACCCAATCTGGGGGGCCACGCCCGGAAGGCGCTGATAGGCAAAGTTCGCCCCGCCGCCATTGACCCAGACCTCGGACGTGCGCTCACCGATCAGCCACAACTCACGGGTGTTGACCGCATGGGTGACGAGGTTGTCCGTGCTGGAGTCCTTCAGGGCGTAAAACGCCCCCGCGAAAGACACGGTGTAGGGGACAGGCGCGGTCGTGTAAAAGGTGCGCGTACCGGGCTGGTTGAAGATCAGCCAACCTTCGTTGAACACCACCCGGTCAGCCCCGAGGAATGCCGGGTCAACAATCTGCTGAAACACCGGAAGGTTGACGTTGATCGTCTCAACGTAATTGTTCAGCGGTAGCAGAATGGTCCCCGCCACCGTCTGTGCGCCCGTCGTGGTGGAGGCAAACGAGACCGATGACGTGGTTGAGGCCGTCACCACCCAGTTGCCGTTATACCCCGTCGGGGTGACGCCTGAGATGGATACCGTCTGACCGACTGTGGGGGCGTAGGACTGGACGGGGAACGTGATGGTGGCAACTGCACCCGTACCGCTTGCGCCCGTCGTAGCGGCGCTCGTAGACCCTGCTACGGGGTTTGAGAGCGTCAGGGTGGCTGCGTTGTAGTTGACCGAGGTGACCGTCGTGCCATACGGGATAGCGAACGGACGGTATACGCTCAGCCACGAACCGTCCCAGACGGTCGCCCCGGCAATCACCTGATAGTTGACAGCGTTGTACGCGATCGTGGACTGACCGTTGGTCATGGTGACCGAGATCGTCGTTGACCCTGCCGTCCCCGAGAGGCGGTACAGGTAGCCATACGTCCCATCCACGATGACCGCATACCCGCCCAAGCCGCCGAACAAGACGCCGTTGTCGGCAATGGACACCGGGCCAGAACTGGTCAGCAGCGTACCCACGGTTGAGACGCTGAACTGCGGGAGGCTGGTCGTGGTCGCCGCCACCGTCTGGGTGACGAGGAACAGGGTGTTCCCGGTCACCACCAAAGCCGAGGTATTCCCGGGTAGCACCCACATACCCCGCACGGGGCCAGACATCGTGGACAGGATCGAATTCAAGCCCGGGCATCCACGCAGGGCCAGAGGCTCCTTGGCGTTGGTGCTGGGGTCAATCTCAACGTACCAGTTGATGAGCCGCTGGGCGTCCTGAAGGGTAACCGGGGCTTCGTATGCACCGCCGACGAAGCCAAAGTCAGAACCTTTGAATGACATTTAGTGCGCGAACGGGTGGTACTTGATGGTGATGAACACCTGCCGAACATAGTCGTCGGTGTCACCCTTGTAGTTCAGATCCTGAATGTGCCACCCGCCTTCAATGGTGACGTGCTTGGACAACTGGGCATCAAACCCAGCGCCCACGACGTATCGCGGTTCCCAGATCATGTGAGTGCGGTGATCCGCCAACTGATCCGGTCGGCTGAGTTCCATAACGCCGCCGCCCTCAAAGAAGAAGGCCGTCAGTAGAGATTCAATCATGTCGTGACGCTCTGTAGTTGGGCGTTGGTGAAAGCGGTCTTGTAGTACGCAAAGGAGCGGATGTGACCGTTCAACGGGTTGTCAAACTGCCCCAAATACAACTGCGTTGCCGCCGGGAGTGATGCGTTAGCCACCGAGTAAACAGTCCCTGCGCTGACGCATAGAGACTGATTGCCCACCGTCCATGTGGATGCGGTTTTGTAGACGGTGTTGTCCAAAAGCGTATTGCCAGTCGCCGCAACGGACGGCCCTGCCGTACCCTGCTGGAGCGTTGAGATGCCGTTGTTGTAGGC